AAGGAAATTACGCCATCTTATCTGTTTGAATAAAATCATTATCTCTTGGTGGGATCACTAGGTCGTCAGATGTGATAATCACATATCGGTAATTATACACGTTACAGGTGTTTATTGCAACCTCATCATCAACTTCTATAACGGACATTTCTGGGTAGTCTTCTGCCTCTAAGAGACCAACATAACGAATTGCATCGTCTTCTTCCTCAAAGAGGTACAGTGCCTTTTCTCCGTCCTCATCATGAACTGCATAGGCACCCTCATCTTCTTGCCCAGCAACTGTAAGTATGAACATTACTCCAACTCGCAAGCCTCTTGATAAACTTCTTTCATCAATTGTTTGACAATATCTTTGTCTAGGTCAAAATCTGAATCGTCAATGTATTTATTCAGAATGGTCAAAGTGTCCTCGCACTCATCTTGAGACAAATTAACTTCATCATCATTGATTGCAAAGTTTTCAACAATCTTGATATCAACGCATCCAGTTTTGATAATCTTATCAATGAACTTTTCAAATTGGAGTTGATCTGATTTTTTACGGACAACAACCTTAACGATCTTATCTTTCAGAAAAGAGGAGTTGAATGTTTTGTAATTAGAATCCTCATAGTAGATTCTTTCAAACATTGTATATGGATTCTCAATGAACTCCATTTCATATGTTTCTGTATCAAAGATATGAAATCCTCTTTTATCATCCACATCATTCCAGAACATCTGATAGGGATTTCCAATATAGAAAATCTTTCCATCATTAGATCGTGTGTGATAATGACCAGAAAATACAAGATCAAACTTATCAAAAGAAGATGGATCCATGCCATGATCCATAACATGACCACGGTGAGACTGGAATCCATTTAACTCCAAATGCCCCATGACAACCTTTGCTTTTGACTTTTTAACAACGTCAAAGGTTTGATCATGATTATCTTGACAGATCCAGGGAACCAGAAGAATATCCAGATCAGCAACTTTATATTCTTTTGGTTCCGTAACTTTAACTACATTCTTATACTCAGTGAGCAAAGAATTGATAGAGTTGACATCATTGGTATTTTTATAATAAGCATCATGATTACCAACGATGTTGTATAATTTAACTCCTAAATCTCTAAACTTATCGTAAACATTTTTCTTTGCCCAATCTAATGCCCAAAAATCAATAGTCTTACGACTATCAAAAGCATCCCCAAGGTGGATAACCGTTTTAATGCCCCTCTCCTCTAAAGTAGGAAAGAAAACGTTGTCATAGAACTTTTGAAAGAAATCATGAAAAGTTTTACTGCTCTTACGAGCACCATAATGAGTATCGGTTATCAGAGCAATTTTCATGAATAAAGTTTAGATTGAATGTTCTCCTTAATGGTATTATAATCGGAAGTATTGTAAATGTCACCATCTCCACTGAACACTTCATCAAATCCTGATCGTTCAATGATTTTAGTCCGAATATCCATTTGACGTTTCTCTTTTTGAATCCTTCTCAGAAATGCATAATGGATAATCTGAGTGAAGTATGCAAAAGGGTTTGAAGACTTCTCTGGATCAAAGTTCTTGATGTACTGAACACAATTTTCAATACCATCACAAATCATGTCCTCACGGAACATGTAGTTTACAAAGTTTGGTTTGTAAGACAGGTGAGTGGCAATCTTCAGAAAACATTCTCCAAGATAATTTGTAATACGAGGAGTTGGTTCTCCCTTCTCGTGTGCTGCTTTGACTTTGTTTCGGTAAACAATCAGTGCTTCTAAAAACTCTTTGTTGTTTACATAATGTTCTGATTTTTTTCTAGTTCTAGACATTTCATGATTTCTTTTTAACTATGTTCATATTATAGCACAGAATCAAAGGGCTTGACAAGTTCAAGTATTTTAAGTAGAATCACTCTGTCAGGGTTAAAAGGTTACTTTAGCTACTTTTATAGAGTCTCTCTAAAGACACTCTAGCATCAGAGATAGATGATAAGAATCCCATTTCTTTATTTGCTTTGGTTTCATTTGAGTCTCTATCTTTATCTCTTAAGTACTTATTATAAACAGAGATCATTTGTTCATCAGTTACTTCACTAATCGTAATCACTTTTTCCATATCAATAATTATAATAGAATCTCCCGTTAATGTCATCCATGGGTTAACTTGAACAGCATTCACACCCATATGACGAATAGTAATAGTTTCAAATACAACAGGTGATTCTAATAATAGTAAAGTTCTTGTTTCTTCTTCGCAAGGAGTTACCTTAGCAAATACTTCTTCTCCAGATACAAGTTTAATTGCTGCATAGAATTCGTCTTTATACATTTTCCTTTAAACTTACTTGTACGATTTCATAATTGAATTTCTCTTGATTATAAATCTTGATTCTTTCAACTAAGTGATTCAATGTATAATTCTTCCTTGACTTAAAGGTTATATCATCAGCGATATCATAAAGAACTGCTTGAGTCTTGTTGTCTCCTTTTCTTAGAACTCTTCCTATTGATTGTAGATTTCTAATTCTTGATTTGGATGGTGATGCAAAGATTACGTTGTGTAAGTTCTTAATATTGATACCAGTTGAGAAGGTTCCATAAGATGCAACAATGATTGCATTATTTTCTCTTTCAGTAATTTCCCGAACTAGTTCTCTTTGTTCAGCATCAATTCCACCGTGTACATAAAATACTTTACGATTTCCTTTCACTGAATTATTTATTAATTCGTATAGTGGTTCACCATGCGTGGAAACCCTACTAAAAAGAACAAGACTATTACCCTTTAGATCTAGAACCAGATTCTTGATAAAGTTATTCCGTTTTCCATGTCCAATAATATATTGGATTTCATCTTCATAAGTTTCAAACTGATGTGCATCATGCTTCATAAGTAAAACATGAATTTGTAACTGAGAGAGATGTCCTTTGTCAATGAGATCTTTCGTTTGTGTGACCTTGTATGATGGTCCAAACAACCCCTCTAAGACCCACTTATGCGTCTGTGTGCCGTCTAAAGTACCAGTGAACCCAAATCTATACTTAGCACTATCCATCTTGGTCATAATACTGACTAGAGACTTAGATTTGAATAAGTGTGCTTCATCACCAATGATGACTTCAAAGTCCTTGAAGAATGGCCTTTGTAACTTATAGATTGATTGCCAAGTTGTAATTGTTACTGGATACTCATTAGTCTTTTCACGACCAGAGTAAATTTTGTGACAATATTGATCTGCATCCCACCCATAGTCTTGGAAGTCCTTAAACATCTGTTCAACCAGAGATGTTGTTGGGACAACCAAAAGAATCTTTTTATTTTTTTCTGCAAAGTATCTCACCACAGAATAAATCATCAAGGATTTACCAGATGCAGTTGGAGAGATGAGTAGTTTACGATTATATCTTAATGCATCATATACAGCATCAACCTGATAATCTCTTGGTTTGAATCTTGCGATACGAGTCATATATTCCTTGACTCCTTCATAAGAAATCATTTCATTGACTTCAAATGGAGGTCCATAGAACTTATTGTTTTCAAACTCTACTGTATATCCAGAGTTTTTTGCCCATGCCATTACCTTGTCAAGTAATCCCACATAGATCTCTCCAGTGTGAGAACTATACAGTCTTATCTTTCCATCCCAATACTTACTGCGGTATTGAGGCATGAACTTTGCACCAGGAACATCAAACGTAAAATGGTCAGATAGTTCTTGGTTGATATGTGGTTCTGCTTTTACAGTCACATATACTTCGTTCTTTTTGCGAATAACAATATCAGACATAACCTCTAATAAATTGTTGCCACTCAATAGAATTCTTAATTTGATAAGTTCTATTGTTGATGGTTTTTAAAATACTATCAACATAATTAAGCATCACTTGATAGTAATCAATTTTTGTTTGCTGCTTAATCAGATCCTCATCGGCATCCATGTACTTATCTACATCTTGCCTTAAGACTTTATGATCAAATGGATTATCAATATACACTTCTGGGTCTGCTTTGCCCGTGTAGTATTGCCATTTATCTTTTTTGAGTTGCTTTAACTTGTTTTCTTCAATCTTCTTCAGCAGAAGAATATTATTTAAAATTTTATAATATTTTGCATGAAGAGAAGGAATCTTTGTAGACTCTGTGTGTAGATTGTCCTCGTCTATTTTTGAATCTTCTTCCCATGATAATTGAATTTCATCAAGATTCATAAATCAAATCATAAAACCACTATATTATATATTGAATATTTGAAAGTGACTTCTGCGGTGACATAATTAATATCTTCTGCAGTTGCATCAAACTGAACTGTTGAGAGACTTACTGGGAATACATCTTTAAAGTCAATTCTTGCAATTTCATTAAAGTTACTGTTGTAAATGAATAAACTTGCATCAGAATATTCATTCATTGGATTTTTGGCAGAAATGCTAGGATCATATAGATTGTCTGCCTTCATATCAATAAATTCTTGAATACTTTCTGGATATCCAAGTCCTCTTAACCAATTATGAACTTCCATGTAATTGGTTAAGTTTTCATCTACAAAAAACTTGAGTGTAAAGTCCTGATAGGTTAACTTATCCCCAGGTACTGGAATATCCTTCAGGTAAGTTGGTTGTAATGCAAATCCTAAGTTGATACCAGGAATTGATGCAGAGTTTGAAAAGAAATCTGCCTTAGGTACTCTTGTAATTGAAAACTTAAATCCTACAGGAGAGAGATAGTTCCTGTTATCAATTTGATTAGTCCAGGGTTTCATTCTCCTCCTCCATTACCGCCAGATTCTCCACCATTGCCATTTGCATTTGTTTCATTGGATTCTTCATCATTATTTTTTTCTAAATATCCTCCGCGTCCAACGTAGTAACCACTTGGAATATTTTTACATTTCTTAGAAGTGAAGCACCAATATTTGCCGCTCGGACATCTTTTTGCCTTTGACTCTTCAATGAAACTTTGAAACGATTTCATGAGTTTTATATTTATTTAGATAAAAAAAGAGGGGCATTCGCCCCTCCTGTATAACCTTGTGGATCTAATGGATCACATGAGGTTGTCAACACGTACTCT